GCCACATCCAGCTTATACCCCGCCGCCGGCGTCGTCGTCCCAATGCCGACGCGCCCATTCGTAGTATCAATATTTAGTACATTGGTCGTGCCGTCCGCCTTGTTAAATTGCAAGGCCGTAGTGCTATCGGAAGCCGGGTAAATCTTGCCGGTTTTAATCCCGTTCGTAAACGCTTGCGCTTGGCTGGTCGCTCCCGTAGTCGCTCCCGTGGCCAGCAATGCCCCGGAAAGAGAGGTTAAATAGCCCGCGCTGGCGTGGTTTCCCCATCCGTAAGCCGTATTCCAGTTGGCCGAATTATCGGTTATCGATGTCCCCCATGCCGATCCGGTGGATACAGGAATCCCGGCCCCCGGATAGGTCATACCCGTGCCGCAATCGCTGGCTTTTGCCTTAAAAATACCGTCCGAATCGACATAAATGCAACGATTGCCCGATCCGTTAAGAGAGGGCATTTTCAAGCCGCTGGAAGCGTTTTGAGGCGTTAAATATCCGCTTATCAGCTTCCACAAATTTGAAGGCGTAACATCCGCGGAAACAAACCCGATACTCATCGCTCCCAAAACAATGGAAGCGATTATACTGGCAAAAAAGGTTTTTCTCATGTTTTTTTAATTTCTTAATGTTTCGATTTCGACGACCTGCGCCGCTTGAGCGCATTTAAAATAAAGCGTCATTCCCGTAAATTTGATATCGGCCAGCGTTTTCACGCTTCCTGCCGGCAAAGTGAAATAATTGGTAAAATTATCGTAAGAATAAAGCAGATCATAGCTGCTATCCCGCAATCGAAAATCCATCCGCAAGGCCACATCCGGCACCGCGTAGGAATAAACATCGCCGGCATTGGTAAGCGTCAAAGTCTCGATTTTCGGGCGTTCCGATCTGCTCCCCTGCGACGGACCGATCATCATCCCGCCGCCTCCCCCGCCAAAATCGTATTTTCCCATCGGCTTTCCGGTTTTGGGATCGATAACCACGACCTGTTGCATCCCCTTGATTTTTACCGTAATTCCGGCCGCCCACAATCCGGTTAAAACCTTGGCAATGCCCTCAACCGTGCCCGCCGCCACCTTTGCGAATAAAGCGGCAAATAATCCCATCACATCGGCAATAACACTATCCAGCCAGCCTGGCTTTTCCGCTTTGTTTGTTATTTCAACTTTCTGAATTTCTTTTACCCAACCCGGCTTTTTCATCTCCACTTCCATTTTTTGGGGAAAATTATCGACTGCCACCGATCCAGTAACTTTCCTGTCAATATTTTTGACGGTTATAATATCCGGCGCCTTTTCAATCTCTTTTAAATTGTCGACATGAATTGTTGGCGGTACCTGCGTAACGATATGCGTTTCCGGTTTTGCCTTGATTGCCAAAACCAACTCATCAATTTTTTTAGCCAAAGCCTCGACTTGTTTGTTAGAAATTTCGGCATCGCGCTTTTTGATGAGTTCCTTAATTTTATTTATTTTTTCTTTTGTTTCCATAAAATTATCGCTCTTCAAGAGCTGAAATTATTGTGTCAAGATCGTTGTCATTTTCTTGAGATTTGCCTTCGTCAAAATTAACCTCAATCTCATCCGGTCTTGTATAGCAACGGCAATTCGTATGCAATGGCGGCGCATAAACGGCGCTATAATCAACTTTTAGTTCCTTGCCATCCAATCCCGTTACCACATCGCCCTTGTTGAAAAATGCTTTTTCAATTTTAACGATTTTCCCATGCATTGATCCGCACCAATTGCATACGCGCTCATCGACCGCCGTATACCACTTAATTGTTTTAACCACTCCGGTTTGTTTCCACGCCTGCCTCGTCGCTTCGTTGGCAATCCGGAATGTTTCCGTTCTTGCCACGGCTTCGGCGCGGGTAATGTCGCTGTAATCATAAACATCATTTACCTTGGCCGCCAATTCATCCAATCCCAATCCCTCGGACTGGCCTTCTTCGATAACCTGTTTTAACGCGTCCAAAGTCGTTGAATTGTAACTATTCGAAAGTAATTCAATCGCCAAATCAAGCGCGTTTTTCGCTTCTTTGGTCACCTCAAAACCTTCCGCACCCATCAAAGCCATTGCCTGCGTCCCTTCGTCCTTAAACAATGTCAATAAAGTCGGCGTGGCCGCGTCAACCATTGCGCTGATCCATTTTTTAAAATCAAAAATATCAGTTTTGGAAATTTTCGCGCCTTTGGTAATTTTTTTGAGATTATCAATCACTTCCTTTTTCTGATCTCCGTTAAATTTGCGCACAATTTTGGCCATCTGTTCTTCGTAGGCGGAAACTCGGCCCACAAACGCCTTGTGTATCGGCTCAAAATCGTCGTCGCTCATCGTGGAAATATTTTTGACGGCTTTTTGCTTGGCCTCTTCAAATTTTTTTTCGCTTTCCGCAATCAACTGTGCCGCTTTTTCTGCGATATCCGCGGATATTTTCTTGCGATTGTTGGCGTTTTTAGAAAATCTGATCGACGGCGTTTTAATACTTTCTTTTTTGGGCGTTTTAGCTTGTTTTGCAGGAGTTCCCACCGGTTGCATCATCGCGCTTCCGCGAACTTCGTCGCCCCCATCAACGGGCGGATAACTGAGATATTCATCCCTTGCTTCGTTCAAACTTGAAATAGGCTGGCCTCCCATCACCGCAACCATTTCTTTTATTTTGGCTTCCCGATCCTCCGGCACCGGATTCTCAAACTCCAAATAAAGATTATCACCATAGCGCGGCACTAAAAATTCATTGAGGTATTGCGCGATCAGTTCGCACTTTGGTTTTAGCGTCCTGGCACCAAAAACATAATTCGCCGTTTCGGCCGTCGCGCGGTTGGTTTCGCTTTCTGCTGTTCCTAAAATTGTTTTAGGTACGCGAAAACCGCCAAGGATTTTGTCCCTTGATTCTCTTTGCAAATTCGCAAAGTCCATGTCTTTTGGATTGTCGCTTTCCTTTTCGACATCGATGTCCGAAGGTAAAACCAGCGGTTTATAAGAATTTTCCGCCCCACTGTGCGCCGCCTCAAACGATTCCCGCAAGCTTTTCATCTGCGCCGGATTAAGACTCATTTTCGGCTTGAGAATATGCCCCAATTTCGCGCCGTTCTTGAAATATTTGGCGTTTAACAGTGTCGAATAAAAATCCGCCATGATCCAATCATAAATGGCTTCGACAGTTCCGCGCCCCTCGTAAATATCATCGGGATTCGGGTATTTAATATGCAAAATTTCGTATGGTTTTAATATTTTCGTTACCGCGTCAACGGTGTATTCATAGCCGGTAACAAAAAGCGGCAACGGCGCTTTTTTTACCTTCACAAATTTGGGATTCAACGGATAAATCGCGGTAGGCCGTCCCATTTCACTGGTTACGCCCTCCAAATACCAGTAAGCGTTGCCGGTGATTTCTAAATGCGACGCCATTAAATACTTTAGATCGTATTCAGTTTGAAATTGGTTGACGCTGTGCAATAAATTTAATAGTTCGTGATCAAAGATTTCCTCGCTCGTTCCGTCTTTTTTAACTTGGAAAAGCCTGATCCTCAACCCCGCCAAACCCTCGGCAATGGCACGCACAGCCGCGTAAACCCAGCCCTTGTTGAGTTGCATTGCCTGAAACGCCGAAAGCTTGCTGGAACCGGCAAAAATCGCTAATGCGTTGGCCTCAATTCCCGAAGCCAGCACCAACGACGCGCTTTTTCGTTGCAATCCCAGTCTGCCTAATGTTTTGTCAAAAATGTTCATAGTTTAAAAAAAGAAGGGCCTGCAATCGCCCTCTTTCGAGTTTGACTGCAAGCCCTCGGATATTTTCCGTCAGGTTGAAAAACTAAATTGTAAATTAATTATAGCACATCAAAAATCAATCTCCAAGCGCCACCACTTGAAACTTGTTCACATCGTCCGGCTTGCGCTTAATGGTATACTCGGCAAGGTTTGGTACCCGATTTTGCACGCGAATAGTTATGTCGCCAAATTCGAGTTGCGGCGCCACTGTCGCCAGCTCCTTGATTGTTCTTTGCCATTGCGGGCTTAGATGGTCGAGATTTAATGTCATACCGTCTCGCATTCAAATTTGCGAAAATTATTTTGCACCAAACCAAGAATTAAATAAACAACGGCATCGACAAGATCGTCATGCGCTTCAACCCCAAATCCCAGCAATTCAATCAACAGATCCTCGCAACCGGTACGCGGGAATATCACCGTACCGTTTTGGATGTAGGTTGCCGCCACTTTCAAACGCGACCGCTTGTCCACGCCCGCCTTCATTGGCATAACCGGCAACAATACCCGTTCCGCTTCCTGCACCGCCGCTTTTTGATAATTAACTTCTTCGACATAAAGAACTTTATACGGGTTGGCCGCAATCAATGCCTTCGCCGTTTCCATCGTCTCGTGAAAAGATAATTTGGCGTGAATCGGGTTGGGATCAATGTAAATTTTTGGCACGCCGTCAATCTCAATCACCGATCCGGAAACCATCGCCGTATAATCCGCAGTCTGGCTTTTGCTGATTGCCAGATCCACCCCCGCGCCGTGCGCCAGCGCATCGCCCGCGGGCAGATCATCGTAATATCTTAACCATTCCTCGCACACTTCCTGGCCTTCTTCGGCCACCGCCTTTAATTTATACTCGCGCAACATCACGGTCGCGCCCACCGTCTCTTCAAGTTTTTTCAAAGAAGCGTCATCCGGATACATCGCCGGCCAATAAAAAATTTTTCTGCCCGCTTTTTCCTCAACAATCGGGATCTCGATGTGTGTAAAGCTCGGATTTTTCCTTAACCGCGCCATCAGCGCATCCGTGTGCAACTGATTGCCGATAACAATCAACCGGCCGACTTTCGGGTCCATTCCCGGAATAACCTCGCTTTTAATCCATCGCTCGGTTTTGTCGCGATTCTCTTTTTTGCGCACCCATTCCAGATCCTCCACATCATCGGCAATCACCAATTTCGGCCGGTGCTGTCTGTGCCGCAAACCTCTGATTTTCTGCCCCCGGGAACGCGCCAGGACGCGCACGCCGTTGGACAAAAGCATATTCTTGGCCTGCCATTCCTCGTCACTTTCCATATCCCAGTCCTGCACAAATTCGCCCTCAATATTTCCATAATCCTGCTTGATAAGCAAATTTGTGTCCAGCTCATACTTGATATTCGCGATGTTGATTGCCGCCTGCAATCCGGTATCCGCCACCGGAATGATAAACGGATATTCCTCAAACTTTTCCAACGCTCCCCACAATGGAAGCGCCAGCGATGCCAGCGTTGATTTTGCCGATCCGCGAAAACCCAAAATATCGATAAATCTTAAATCACGATTGCTCAACGCGCCCATTAAATCGTCGTGGAATATTCCGGGCGGAAGCTGGAAATAATGCGCCAAATACACCAAGCAAAAACCTTTAAAAGTTTTTGCCATTTCCCGCCGCCAATCATAATCGTCAAGAATGTTGCTCGATAACCATAAGCGATTTTTCTGGCTGGTTGCCTGTTGGTTGTTGTTGGTTTCCTCCATTTTCCATTTTCGGCATTTCCGCTTCCGGCGGCACTATGCCCCAATTTTTAAAGACTTGCCACGCCGCGGTCCGGATATTTTCGGGTATCGGCTGTTTGCGCGCCAACTCAATATCCAATTTCCCGAGATGACGCTCGTAAATACCCGCGTCCATCTCTGCTTGCAAAAGCGATAAATCCATTTTTTGGATTGTGTCCAATGCTTTGACAATATCCTTTGTTTCTGGCGGCCAAATTCCTTCGCGCAAGTATTCCGGCCGCCAAAAAGCAATTTTCATAAGCCTGTCAATCATCACGCTAAACCGCTCGCGCGTCTTGCTTAACCTTTCGCCAATCTGTACATTATCAGCTTCTTGAATTGACTGCCGATTTAATTTGCGGATTAACTTTGAAAGATAAATCGCGTCTAACGGATTGCCCGAATATGCCGTAAAGCCGCGCTGTTGAAGGTTGCGCTGCAAATGCAATAAAGAGATCATCGGATTTACGACAATCTCCTCGCGCACCGCACGCATTAACTCATTTTCTTTTCTAATCGTAATTTTCGGCATTACTGGTTTTATAAGGTTATTTCCCTTTATCGTCATCAAAATCGTCCTCCTCGTTTTCTATTTCCGGTTTAAACGACTGCAAAAGAGAAACCAATTTTTCACACTCACCCGCGCCCAAAACTCCCTCAAATTTTACCTTTGATTGCAATAAATCGCCTTTGTCGAAATTCGTGATATTCTGTTCGCTAATTTCCGCCGCCGGTTTTATTTGAAGTTTAAATTTTTTCATTGTTATGCAATTTAGTATGCTCGCTTTTTAAAATCAAAAGCAAATTTTCCTTGCGATTGTCGTTTTTAATTCCATTAAGATGATGGACATCTTCGCTCCTTTTTAATTTTCTACCTACAATTTTTTCCATTGCCAGTCTATGCTCAAGCTGGTATAAGCGTTTGTTTCCCTCAACAAAACATTCAACATATCCGTCCGGCCTTAATCTTTTCCCGCCTTTCCAGTTTATATTTCCACTACCTTTAAAAATTATCTTTTGGTACTCATTCCGGCAATTTTTAGAGCAACAACTCCTCCGCTTGCTTTTGCTGGCTACTACATAAAAATCTTTACTGCAATTTTTGCAAACAATTTTTATTTTTGGCTTGCTGTTGGCAATTGAAATTTTGCTTTTTGTTTTCTGGCTATGGCGTTTTCCAAGAAAAGATTTAACCCCCTTTTTCCCAATATGGGATAAACTCATTTTCTTTTTTGTAACTAACGAATGTTCAAACCCTTTTGGCAATGGCATATTTTTATCAAAAACCGCTCCTACCTTGGACGGAGGGAGCGGCTATATTATAATAGCATATTTCCGTCCAAGGATAGATTTATTATACCACATTGTCCGCGGGCTTTAAATCGCTAATTTTTATTTGTTTCGTTTCCATAGGTTTTTGCAAATTCAATTCTTTTTTTCAACCCGTCGGCCTCCATCCTCGCGGTCTTAACCGAATTGGCAATCGCCGCCATCGTGGCTTCGCAATTATCGGCAAGCTCGTTGGCTTTATTGATATCATTTTTCAGCTTTTTAATTTTCATTCGCGTTTCTTTGGTGTTGTCCTTCTCGACAAACGCCTTATCCTCAACCGACTTTCCTTCCTTGGCAAGTTTCACAACCTCATCAATTGCCTTTTCCCGCTCATCCCTGATCAGCGGTATCCGGCTTTCGTCAAAAGCCGCGTTACACTCTTTTTTCCAAATTTGCTCTTCCAAATCGGCGATAAACCTCGCTCGCACTTCCTCAATTTTTTCTGGTATCATTAGTTTGTTTTTTAATTTTTAGATGACTTCGACATATTCCCACAAAATCCCGTTCACAACCTCCAATGTTTCTGCGTATTCCTTGACCTTTATTCCGGCCGCCAAAACCTTGATCACCGAACCGGAATAATCTCTCCGCAGATTCACCCGGGCCGTAGCGCCTTGTTTTTTCATTCTCCCATAAAAAAAATAATTGTCAAGCGGTCTGTGCCTCAAGCACAATTCCCGCCAAATTCTTGTCCCGCCTCGTCCAAAAAACATTATTTGCTTTTGCCCAGCCAACCGCAACGCGGCTGTCCGAAAAAATCTCAACATTGGACAATCCCCTGTCTTTGGCAATCTCTTGCGCTCGTCGGATTGCCGCCAGCTCGAAACGATTGATTAGCTGACGCAAGCCCGGAAAGCACAGCTCAAACTCATCAAACACCGGCGGCTCCTGATTAACTACCACGCAAATCTTGCCCCGCCCGCAACCATTGATTGTTGTCGTCCAATCGTAACTTGCGTCTGTGAAAATAACATTTTTGAAGCCATCGTGCGGCGCGATAATTTTCTTTTGTTTTTTTTATTTTTGCACGGACGCCGGTTT